CGACGCCGACAACTGGGGTTATCTGCTCTGGCTTCGGACGGGACCGGGCGACGCCAACCAGTACGTGATGCAGCAGCTGATCTACCAGAAAGCGCCGTGCCGCCCCGCTGAGGGCTACTTCCGCGAATGTGATGCGGCGGGGGAGCCAACCGGGGCACGGCTGCGGGTGGCGGAAGAACGCGACCTGTTCGCGCTGCTGGGGATGCCGATGCTTCCGCCGGAAGCGAGGACGCTGGAAGCGTACCAGGCGGCGCTCAAACCGCCCCATTGGTGGGGGCAGGCGTGGGACATGGTCGAGGAACCGACAGAGGTGCTGCCGACGCAGACCGGGATGTTTGAGTAGGCGTAAAGCAAGTTATCATTATCAAAACAGTGGAGGAATGATGGGCGACGACTATGGCGTGTGCGATAGCTGCGGGGAGCAGCTTGGTGAGGGGGATATGATCTTCAACGAATCAGGCGAACTGCAATGCGGGCTTTGCGGGCAGCTTATAGACGCTCCTGAAGATGATGATGATTCGGAACCGCTCAATCCTCACCTGTGGGGTGGTGACGCATATTTTCGGAATTAGCAGCGCGAGGGTCGAGATAATGGGGACGACCGAAGGTAAAGCAAGTAATCGACAGCGAAAAGGATGAACTAATGGCAGACGAAATACACGCCTCGATGACGCTAAAGATGATCGTCAAGTGGCACGGAATCAGGCGCGGATCGTACCACGTTCAGAAGGTTCTGAAGCATGACGGCACGCCTGATTGGGCGGTCTGCAACCTCGTGAATGCCGTCCTCTACATCAACAACACGCAGGAGGAGGCGAAGGTCATTTGCGGACTGTGCAACCTCCTGAACGACGCGGATTGGGGCACGCTTCAGCCCTACGTCGATGAGCTACTTCCCGGTAGGCGTCTAATTCCCAATGGGGTGGAAACATGACGGGCGCGAACACTGAGTTACGCCAGTGGGTTGAAGACATTGCGGACGGCAAGATAGACGTGCCGCGCGCCGACATTCTGGATGTGGTACGCAACCTGCTTGATGAGATTGACAGCCTCCACGACAAATACGCGCACGAGGGCGGCATTCCGCAGGTGATGACCGCCGAGATTGCAACCAAGTGGATCGCTTCACTCAGCATTCCGTCGATGTGGGACATATTCCAGACGGCAACGCCGAACGTGTTCTACGCCAGCTTTCAGAAGACGCTGTTTCCTGATGACAAGGCGCAACTGAAGATGCTTGGTTTCGACGCTGTAGTGAGTGACGAACGGTTCCACGCCAGATACATGCTCAAATGGAACCCGCCGAGGAGTGACGAATTATGAACGCGAAACAGCGCCGGACTATGAAGCGCCTGACGGAACGCGCTTTCGGGAACCACGTCTGCTATCAGTGGACGATGGCGTATGTGCCTGATGAGGGCGACGGAATTAACTTGTGCGAGAAGTGCTGCAATTACACTACGGGGCGGTTGTGTCGTTCGTGCATGGAACAGGTGATGATCGACAACGACCCGATGACAGAGGACGACCTGCGTTATTCAGGCGGCAAGTACCTGTAGTTTGGGTGCATAGAATGGGGACTATCCCCGCCGCCAGGACGAATCGTTGACCATCTGACAAAGTGCGAGGAGTGGAATGGAGCGCTATTTACACGACAAACCCCTACAGGAAATCATCCATGTGCTTTGCATCGTCGAGATTGTGCGCCAGCGCCAGCGCAACGTGCCCCAGGGACGCGGCGTGCTGCCGAAGACGGTCGGCGCGTTCCTCGACGAGTACCGCTGCGAGCAGACGCTGCGCCGGGACATGAGCAAATTGTGGCGGGCGGGCGTGCTGGAACGGCTGGGCGGCACGGGCGCACGGCGCGGCTACCGGGTGGCGGCGGCTTAGGTGGGGCATAGAGAGGCTGAGGAATATGGCAAAGAAGAATCGGCGGTTGCAAATGCAGAAGCCAGCACCGACAGCGGCGCAAATCACTAAGATGCTCGAAGCTGCGCCAGCGAAGACGTTCGAGATTCCCCGCATTAACCAGTACACCTGTGACACATGCAGCGGTGTGATTACGACCATTGACCGGGACGAAGGCACGACGCCGATGTTTCTCAACTGCCGTGCAACGCCGGGATGCGACGGGCGCAGCGTATCGTCCATGTACCGTGTCGATCCACACCTGAAGCCGGAATGGGAGTGGTATCGTCCAAAGAAGGCGAAAGGCGAAAATCGGGAATATGTCGAAATGGGCGGGCTGCTCATTCGGCGGATTGAGGAGCGCCACTGATGTACTTCAAACAGGTCGAGGAAATCGCCACAGGACGCAAGACCTGCACGCAGCGGGTAATGAAGGATGGGGATTATGTTCACCGTGTCGATGAGGCACCGTTCGGGGCAATCACGTCGGTCTGCGACGTGAACACGCGGCTGAAGTGGCAGGTCGGGCTGGATTACGCCGTGTCGCCGGGGCGGGGGAAGCGGACGGCAATGGTGTTGTGGCACTGGCTACGCCCGACCGAGATCGTAACTTATCGACTGCCTGAAACGGCACAAGTCGCTGAGACGCTGGCGAGCCAATGCGGGTATAAACCCCTCCGCATCCGCATCACTGCCATCGAGCGCGTGCGACTGCACGACATGGACGAACGGGTGGCACTGGCGGAAGGCGTCGGCAGCGTCGCGGAGTATGAGGCGCTGTGGCGGACGATTAACGCGACGCCGGGGACGCGCTGGGAGGATAACCCGCTGGTCTGGCGGCTGTGGTTCGAGGTGGCGTAGGTGCGCGACTGAAAAGAATGGGTTAAGATTAATATGAAATTAGCTGAGGAAAATCCCATGAATGACGACGAGAGTAGCCCGCTTGACCCCGGTCTTGTTGATGAAATGGTTGCGTTTGGGCGACGAGTTGGATTGCCCGCTGGCAGTGTGGTGCTTTACGGCGGAGATGATGCGCCGGTGGGCTGGCTCTGGTGCAACGGGAATATCATCGGACGTGAGGAATTCCCCCGCCTTTTTATGGCGATTGGCACCAAGTTTGATGAGGATGTCAATGACCGTCAGTTCCGGGTACCGAAGCTGGACAACCCAAGCCCTGAACTTCGCTATATGATCAAAGCATAGTAAGTCGTCCCGATTGAGCGCACCCAGAACGCCCCTCATCACCGGGGGCGTTTTTGATTCCCGCCCTGCTCACCAGCGCGTTACACCCCGCCCCCCTGTGCTACGGTCGATCCACATGAGAACCCATGTTCGTGTAGTCGCATTATCGGGCAAAAGAAACGCCCTTCGAGTGGACAGGTTGGACGGGTGGCAGGGACAGGCAGCACAAAAACAGGCAAAACGAGCAAGCCGCGAGCGCCGCGGCGCGACCACAAGAGCGTGCGGCTGGCACTGGAAGCGCACGGCGGCAACGTGACGGCGACCGCCGAGCACTTCGGCGTGGCGCGGCAGACGGTCTACAACTGGATTGACCGCTACGGGCTGCGCGAGCACGTCGACTTCCAGCGCGACAAGATGTTCGAGCTTGCCGAGCGCAACATCAACTACGAATTGCAGAAAGGCAGCTTCGAGGCGTCGAAGTTCGTGCTGACCCACTTCCCGACCGAGGGACGCTGGTCGAGCCGGAGCGAATTCACCGGCAAGGACGGCGCGGCGTTGATCCCCGACGATGTCGCCGCCTATTTGCAGGAGCGCGGCAAGACGCTGGATGAGGTGCTGCGCGATTTTGTCGACGGGTTACGCGAGATACGGGACAGTGAACGGCTATGAATGACACGCAGAAGAAGCTGCTGGAACGCGGGCTGATCGTGCTGCCGCAGGACATCGGCCATGAGGTTTACGAAGTGATGCTGGAGGCGCTGGTGGTCGACCGCCCTGCCGAGGAAATCCGCATCTACTGTCGGGGCGATGGCGGCAGTTCGCGGTCGATGTTGGCGATTGTCGATTTGATCGAGCAGCACGGCAACTGCGTCGGTCTGCTGGTGGGCGCGGCGATTTCGAGCCACAGCGCGATCTGGACGGCGTGCCAGCGGCGCTACGTCTCGCCGAATGCCAGCATCGGCATCCACAAGGTCGCATGGACCGACATGGACAAGGTCGACAGCCGCGATGCGCGCCTGCTGACGCTGGAATCGGAACGGACCGAACAGATCATCTCCGAGCTGCTGGCACGCATCAGCGGGAAGCCGTCGTCGCACTGGTTCGACATGATGCAGGACGCGGGCAGCAACGGCTGCAAGCTGATCGAAGCCGCGACGCTGATCAAGCTGGGCATGGCGCACCCGCTGGCAGACCTCGACCGCGACGTGCCCGAAGTGCGGCGGGTCGGCTAAGTGTCCACTGCTGCGCTCGACACGCGGGACTTGGGCAGACTGCTGGCGCGGCGGGTCTTGCAGCGTGATCTCGACGAGCGGGTGGCGAAGTTCTACCCCGCCGAGACGCTGCACCAGTCCTGGGCTACCTACCGCGCAACGATTGCCCGACTGGGCAACCCGCCCGACCAGATTGCCAACTTCGAGCGGGCGCGAATTGTGCTGCAGCCGAAGCAGCTCGAATTCGCAGCATGGGCGCGCAAGCTCGACACCGCGACTCCGATTGCGGGAGTGGAGCAAGGCGCGCCGGAGCTGGGGATGGGCGGCGCGAAGGGACCGGGGAAGTCGTTCGGCGTCTTCACGCAGATGGCTGTCGACGACTGCCGGCGCTATGACGGGCTGAAGTGGCTCTACCTGCGCATGACCGGCAAGCGGGCGCTGGAGCAGATTGAAGACCTGATCATGGCGGTGCTGCGCTACGTCGACCACCGCTACACGCGGGGGCGGGTCGAATTCCCGAACGGCTCGTACATCCTGATCGGGCACTTCCGCACCGAGAAGGAAGCCATGAACTACGCCGGGATTGAGTATGACGGCATCACCAACGAAGAAGCCACGCAGCTGCGCGGTCGCGTGCATCAGGCGCTGCGCCAGTCGGCGCGCACCAGCAAAATCGGCTGGCGACCCCGCCTGTACAACACGACCAACCCGCTCGGCGTCGGGCATAAGGAATACAAGCAGCGATTCATCGACCACGAGCGCACCTATGCTGACGTGCCGGACCGCACGCGCAAGTTCATCTTTGCGACGGTCGATGACAACCGGGCAGTCAACGCCGACTATCGCGGCACGTTGGAATCGCTGACTGGCGTCGAGCGCCGGGCATACCTGGAAGGCGACTGGGACGTGAGCGCCGGGGCGTATTTCGACCAGTGGCGCTACGACGTGCATGTTGTCAAGGCGTTCACCCCGCCCCGCCAGTGGCGCACGTGGGCGAGCATGGACTACGGCTTCAACCACTGGAATGTGATTTACCTGCACGCCAAAAGCGACGACGGGGTGATTTACACCTTCGCGGAACTGGCGCACCGCAAGCACTACCCGGAGCAGATCGTGCCGGAGCTGCGCGCGGTGTTGGCGGAATACGGGTTGACACTGGGGCTGCTCGACAAGTTCTATGCCGGGTCGGACGTCTTCAGCAAGACCGGCGCGGCGAAACAGTCGGTCGCCGAGCAGTACAAGGCGCTCGGTGTGTCGATCACCGCCGCGCAGATGGGACCGGGCAGCCGAGTCGCCGGGGCGCATCACATCGCCCGCCTGCTGGGACAGCCGGACGCTGACCCGCCCAGCCCGCCGCGCTGGTTGGTCACTGAAAACTGCAAGCGGCTAATCGAGACGATGCCCTACCTCGAAGCCGACCCGAACAACCCCGAAGACGTGCTGAAAGTCGACACGGACGACCAGGGCAATGGCGGCGACGATCCGTATGACGCCGTGAAATACGGCTTATTCACCGGTGGCGTGCAGCGACTGGAAGCAAAGGTGGTGAGCAATGTTAACTGAACTTCAGGCGCTGCTGGGCGGGCGCGTGCGCGACACCTGGGCGGCGGAAATGCAGCAGTGGGGCACGTTGGTGCGCTTGTACCGCGAGTATGCCGAGGGGCGGCAGCGCTCGTTTCTGACCGCCAAACAGCGGGCGGCGCTCAACATCAAGACCGACGTCACCGAGCAAATTGTGCTCAACTACTGCGACATGGTCGTGCAGGCGATGGCGGACCGGCTGAGCGTCAGCCGCATCGACGGCGAGGGGGACGAAGCAAGCAACTGGTCGGCGGACCTGCTGAAAGCCAACCGCTTCGACGGCTTGCAGATGGACGTGACCGAAGCCTCGGTGCGCGACGGCGTCAGCTTCGTGATGGTGGCGTTTGACAACGCCGAGCGGCGCGTCGTCTTCGCCCACGAACCGGCATGGGATGGCGCGTGCGGGTTAATTCCAGTGTATGACCGGCTGGGCAAGACGATGATCGCCGCCATCAAGGTCTGGGACGAGCCGAACGGCAAACAGGTCAACCTCTATCTGCCGGACCGGGTGCAGAAGTACACCTGGGTCGAGGGCAAGCTGACGCTGACCAGCGCCCCGCAGTGGCGCGACCGCAGCGGGCAGCCGCTGGGCGTGCCGGTGGTGGCGGTGCCGAACCGCAAGAACGGGCGCGGCATCAGCGAACTGGCGGCGGTCATCCCGATGCAGGACACGCTGAACCGCTCGCTGATCGACATGATCATGACCAGCGGGCTGACGGCGTTTCAACTGAAGGTGGCGCTGGGCTTCACGCCGCCGGACACGGTCGCGCCGGGGGACTGGGTGACGATTCCGGAAGCGCCCGCTGACCAGAAGGTCGATGCGTTTGTGCTGCCGCAGGGACAGTTGGTGCCGTTCATCCAGCAGGCGCAGTTCGTGATTGACCAGATCGGCACGATCAGCCGCACGCCCCTGCCGCGATTCCTGGGCGCGGACACCAGCAGCGGCGAGGCGCTGAAGCAGCGCGAAGTCGGCTTCCTCGGCAAGCTGAAGCGCTACCAGGTCAAGGGCGGCAATGCGTGGGAAGACGTGATCATGCTGGCGGCGCGGGTGCAGGACGCCTACGGCACGCGCCGCGCCCCGGCAAGCCCGACCTGGGACTGCATCTGGGACGAGCCGGAGGTGCGCAACGACACGGAGGTGATCGACAATGCGCTCAAGGTTGCCGACCGCGTCGGGCGCAAGGAATTCCTGCGGCTGATCGCCCCGGTCTACGGCTGGGACGAAACCAAGATTGACGAAATCCTTGCCGAGCAGGACGCGGATGCGGCGCGGCGGCTCGACCGGCTGCGCGGCTCGACCGGCAATTTCGACGCGTTCGACGATGCCCAGGACGACGAGCGGCAGCCTGCGCTGGCGTTTGCGAACTAGCGCGTTAGGTGGGAAAGGGCGGGATATTCTGATGGACATGGGCGGTGGGTCGTCACCGGAAGCCCGCGACGCCGACGGATGGCGACCCTAGCCCGCCCAGTACGTTTAGAATTGATGCTCACGTGGCGCAATCGGCAGCGCACCCCATTCACTGAGATGGGAAGGTTCCGGGTTCAAATCCCGGCGGGGGCACATGCCGGATGCGCAAGGCATGTAGCGGAGCAAGGGACTTGTCACCCTCCGCCGAATGATGGCAAGCGTGAGGTCGGCGTAAGCGACCTTCCCAGCCAAGGGGAGAGCGCCGGGCGGTTTGGGCAGCAGTTACGCCCGATACGATGATTTTAGCAAGCCGTTGGCGGTGAGACCGTGAAACCGCCGTCCAATACTGTGACGGGGCGAAAACTCCGTACAGTCCTAGCCCCGTTTGACCACATACCTTATTCGCCCCCTAGTCCAGCATTTATTAGTTTTCCAAGATGCTCCATACCACGGTCTATCGCCAAAAACGACTGAGCCTCGTCGCCGCCAATCATCATTGCGTCTACGTGTGATGAATGATCACCAATCGACATCAGGATACCCCTTGCACTCGAAAACGCACCTGCGAGTTCCATGTTTACAGCTTCGGTTCGCTGAATTTGAGATGCAGCCCGGGCTGCATCTTTGCGGGACTCAATTAAAGCAACAAGTGACCGTCGCCAGAATAGCACCAACGCATCCTCTTTAGCCTCAATCCTAGCCTGTTGTTCTCGTTTCATTGTCTCTACACGCACTTTTTCCGCGGCGCGCAGGGAAGCTATCGCCGTGATCAACGGTGTTGCAACTGATAAGACTAGTGCGGCGATGGCGATGATTAAGGCGATTTCCGCTGACATGATTTCCCTCCGAATATTTCGATGATTTCATTTTACCGAATCCGGTTGCTCAGCGCGTTCTCCACCCCATTCCCGCCCTACCCTCTAGCCATACTTAGATCGAGGGATGCGACTCGACGCCGGCAGCAACGCAGAAGACTAAAAAGCGCAGACAGAGCGGGCTGCGCTTTTTAGTTGCGCGTTAGCGCCCCGCGTTGGCTCTAGCCTGAAGGCAATGCATCGACTACGCATGAGGACAGGACCATGTCGGATATTTCCGTGACCGCAGCCAATGTTTTAGCAGGACCGAACGCCAAGAAGCGCCGGGGCACCGCCGGCGCGACCATCACCGCCGGACAGACGCTGTATGAAGACAGCGCCGACAGCAACAAGCTCAAGCTGGCAGACTGCGACGCGAGCGCCGCGACCGCGAAGTGCGTGGGCATCTCCCTGCACGGCGCGTCGAACGGGCAGCCACTGGAGTTTGTCGAGGAAGACGACGACTTCACGCCAGGCGCGACGCTGAGCCTGTCTGACCAGGCGGACACCGGCGTGTACGTCCTGAGTGGGACGGCGGGCGGCATCGCGCCGATGGACGACCTCGCCAGCGGCGATTACCCGGTCATCCTGGGCGTGGCGAAATCCGCGTCGAAGATGAACCTCAAGATCGTGCGCGGCACCGCGCCGCTGACGGGTGCCTAAGATGGACGCCCTTCACGCAGAGATTACCGCGCGGATGGCGCGGTCGGTGGCGCGGCTGGTTCGCCACGCCGAAGCCGAAGGCATGACGCCGGGGGCGCTCGACGGGCGGCTGACGCTGGTCATCAGTGAGGGACGACTGTCGCAGGTCGTGCTGCCGGCAGCCACGCCGAAGGGGAAGCCCGTGGTGTTGGACGTGGTGCCGCAGGTTGAAGCGGGCGACGACTCTGCGCCTGCCGATGCCCTGAGCAACCCGGACGATCAGGTGCGACCTTAAGGTCGCCTTGCACACGGGTAAAACGGTGACCCAATCCCGCCTCCCTGCCCCATCCACAAACAACCTGAACACGCTGGTGCGCGACCTGCTCGACCGGGGCTATGGCCGGGCGGCAGGCGCGACCCTGCGCGCGGTCGGCGTGTCGGTGACCGAGGGCATCGTCGCCCAGCGGCTGCGCGAACTGGACGCCGAAGCCGCGCGCCTGGCGGCAGTCGGGGAACGCCTGAACAGCGATAACCCGGTGCTGCGGGCGCTGCTGGCGGACCTGGACACGGCGCTGCGGCGGGATGCGCGGCGGATGGACGCGGACGCGGGGCAGGCACAGGCGGCGGGCATCGACGCGGCGGCGCGGCTGACGCGCGAACTCGCCCTGCGCGGCATCGACCGTGAAGTGTTGATTGCCGCTGGTGTGAACTGGCAGACGCCGGACCCGGAAGCGGTCAATGCGCTCGTGAATTATGCCACGAGCACGGGCTGGGCGGACGAGCTGCGGCGCTACCCGGCGCGGGTGCGCGACACCGTGTTCAACCAGGCGCTGCGTGGCATGGTCGAGGGCTGGTCGGCGGAGAAAACGGCGCGCGAAGTGCGGCGGGTGGCGGAAGGGATGAGCGTGGCCCAGGCAAACACCCTGCTGCGGACGCTGATGCTGCACAGCTACCGGGACGCCAGCGCGATTCACGCCCGCGCCAATGCCGACATCCTGACCGGGCAGATTCGGATTGCCACGCTCGACGACCGGACGTGCCTGGCGTGCATTGCCGAACACGGGACGCGGATGGCGGTCGGGGAGCGCGTGCTCGACCACCACGCCGGGCGCTGTGTGGCGCTGCCGGAAGTGCGCGGCAGACCGCGCAGCGTGCAGACCGGCGAAGACTGGTTCGCATCGCTCGACGAGGAACGGGCGCGGCGGGTGGCGGGCGATGCGGCATACGAGGCGCTGCGCAGCGGTCGGGCGACCCTGCGGGACTTCGTGCAGCCGTATCAAGATAGAACGTTCGGCGCGATGATTCGGCAGGCGAGCGTGAGTAATTTGCTCAATGCGCGTTAACCGTCCCTGACCTGCCCCACACTCTGAAGTCAGACCAAACAGACGCAATCGTGCCGTTTGCACGTAAAACTCGAAGCGAGGAACCCATGCACTCTCAGACCAGCAGCACCCGGCGCATTGCGAACCGGCGCACAAACGCGGAAGCAGGCATCGACCTGACGAAGCGGCGGCGCTGGTACACGGAAGGCGACGGGCAGCAGAACCAGAACGGCGGCAGCAACGGGAATTCTTCGTCTGCAGGGACGCAAAACACTGAGCACATGATTCCCAAGACGCGCTTTGATGAGGTCAACCAGGCAAAGCTGGCGGCGGAAGCGAAGCTGAAGGAATTTCAGGACGCTCAGGCAGCCGCCGAGCAGGCGCGCCTCACCGAACAGGGGCAGTTCAAGACGATTGCCGAGCAGGCACGTCAGGAAGCCGATGCCCTGAAGCCGTTCAAGGAGCGCGCCGAAGCCTATGAAAAGGCGTTTCGCGCCAGCAACGACGCCCGGATTGCCAGAGTGCCGGAAGCAATGCGGTCGCTAATACCGACCACGCTGCCGCCGCACGAGGTAAGCGCCTATCTGGATGCGAACTGGGAACTGCTGACCGCCACTCGCGCGCCCGATCTGGACGCGGGAGCGGGCGGGGGGTCTGGTGGGGGCACGCAGGTGCAGGTGACGGAAGCAGACAAACAGCAGGCGGCTGCGGCAAATGCGCAGGGGTACAAGCTGACTCCGGAGCAGGTCGCGGCACGCCGTAAAAAGCAGAGGTGACGTATGGCGGGATTTACCTGGGCGGGGTCGGTCGACGGCTCTGAACCCATCATCCAGAAGTTTGTGGTGGCGAACGACGAGGTGTTCAGCAAGGGCGAGATGCTCAATCTCGAATCCGGCGAAGCCGACGCGGGCGCTTCCGACGACGAGGCGTTCATCGGCGTGGCGACCCACGACGTGGACAATGCCGACGACGGCGAGTATGTCTACGCGATCATGAACCCCGGCGCGATTTACGCGGTCGTCGATGCGAACGCGCGGGCAGCCGGCGCGACGCTCGACCTCGCCAGCGGCGGGATGGGCGTGACGACCAGCAGCAACGCCGATTTCATCGTGGTGGCGGACAGCGCGGCGGACGAGCCGACGCTGGTCACGTTCAACAACACCCATTATCTGAAGACCTAGGCGGGAGAGGAGACGAAATGAACCTTCAACGCAGTTTCGCCCGCCGGGCTTCCCGGCGACAGGATGCCGAGGCACAGGTCAACCTGAGCCAGCGGCGCAGTTGGCACGTCGGCAGCGCCGAATTTGCCGAATTGGTCGATCTCGACCCGGTGCTGGAGGCAATCTACTTCCAGCAGTACGCGCAGGTGCCGCAGATGCTTGTGGGGCGCGTCGTGGGCGTGCGCACCAGCGATAAGGCGAAGGAAACGGACCAGCGCATCGGCAGCTTCGAAGACCCGCAGGAATTCAACGGACAGGTCTACTACACCGAGCCGAGCAAGGACTACGAGATCGTCTATGCGCACACGCACCTGACGCTCGGTTTCAAGGTCGAGCGGACGATGCTCGAAGACCAGCAGTACGCCGGGATTTTCGACAAGGCGAGCAACCTGGGGCAGTCGTTCGCCCGCAAACGGGTCAAGGACGAAGCCAGCATTTTCAACAACGCCTTCACCGTGGTGGGCTATGACGGCAAGTCGTTGGTCGCCACCGACCACCCGCGCAGCAAGACCGACGCGACGGCGGTGGACAACTCGATGGGGACGGCGGCGCTGACCGACGCCAACCTGGAAGCGGCGCTGGTCAAGCTCGAAAGCCTGGGCGATGATCGCGGCGAGCTGACCAACGCAATGGGCACGACGCTGCTCGTCGGGCGCGCCAACCGCCAGAAGGCGTTGCAACTGACCGGCTCGGACAAGACGCCGGAAGATGGCAACAACAGTGACAACACCCATGACGGGCTGCAAACCATCGTTCACCCGGCAATCACCGGGAAGAAGTGGTTTGTCCTTGACGGACCGATGGCGCTGATGACCATCAAGTGGATCAACCGCCTCAATCCAATCTTTGGGGTTGACGACGATGTGTCGCGCACGCTGATGCGCTCCTTCTTCGGACGGATGCGCTACAGCTTCGGCTGGAGTGACTTCCGCGCCGTCGTCGGCAGCAACCCAAGCTAAGGGGGGCATCATGGGACTAACGAGATTCCCCAATGGGGTGAGCAGCTTCGGGATGCCCGTGATGCCGGGCATCCCGCCGACGACCGGCAGCGTGTTCTTCGTCCACAGTGGAACGGGGAGCAACGACAATGCTGGAAACGAACCCGGCGCGCCGCTGGCGACGATTGACGCGGCGGTCGGCAGGTGCACCGCCAGCAAGGGCGACGTGATCATCGTCATGCCCGGTCACGCCGAAAACATCAGCGCGGCAACGTCGCTGGTCGTGGACGTGGCGGGTATCAGCATCATCGGGCTGGGCTGGGGCGGGCTTCGCCCAACGCTCAGTTTCACCAACACGGCGGGGCGCATCCCGGTCAGCGCGGCAAATGTGCTGATTGAGAACCTGCTGTGCGTCGGCGCGGTGGCAGACATCGTCAGCGGTATCACCATTACGGGCGACGACGTGACCCTGCGCAACGTGGAAATGCGGTCGGGCAGCGCGATCCTCGAGTTCCTGCAATTCCTCGACATCGACGCCGCCAGCCGCGTGAGGCTGGAAGGCGTGCGGATTATCGCCAGCGCGACGGCAGGCACAAACACGGGTATTCGCATCGACGCGACCGTGGACTGCGTGCTGGAAGGCTGCGAGCTGCGCGGCGACTTCACGACCGCGGCGGTCAGTGGCAACGCGGGCAGCGGGGCGGCGTCGACCAACCTGCGCATCAGCCGCTGCACGGTCGAGAACGTCGACACTACCGCCGGGCTGACCGTGGACAACCACGACAGCACGACCGGAATTTGCGAGTACAACTCGCTGCTGACGCTGTTTGCGACCGCGCCGGAGACGGCATTTGACCCCGGCAATGCCCTGTGCATTGAGAACTACGCGGTCAACGCGGTCGATGAGAGCGGCACGATTGTGCCCACGGTCCTGAGCACCTAAATCGGAAGGCAGGCAGCGATGGCGGTGCGCAAGGAAAAGGTGACGGTGACACTGGCGGGGTCGGCGGGCAGCGCGAGCGGAAACGTCGACACGCCTGTCGTCCTGAGCGGCAAGGTGCTGGCGGTCCACATCGACGTGGGCAGCCAGCCCAACACGCTCGACGTGACGGTGAAAGCGACGGACCCCGAACTGACCATTCTGACCGATTCGGATATTTCCGCGTCGGACTGGTACTACCCGCGCGCCGAAGCCCAGGACACGGCGGGGACGGCGCTGGAATTCGGCACCGACCTGCCGATCCCGGTCGAAATCCCGGTGGATGGGTACATCAACATCGCCGGAGCGCAGGGCGACGCGGGCACGTTTGTCGTCAGCCTATTGATTGACGAGTCGTAACATGGCATTCACCTACACCCCTTCCGCCACCCCCAGCGACCGTGACCGCGTGCGTTTCCACGTCGGCGACACGGTGGAGGCGCAGCATTACCTCGAAGACGAGGACATTGAGATGCTGCTGGCGGAAGCCGGGACGTGGCAGCGGGCAGTGATCGGCGGGCTGAAGTACATCATCGCCCGCCTGTCGCAGCCCAACTTCCGCGCGGACTGGTTGCAGGTCGACCACAAGAGCGCGCGCGAGGGCTACGAGCGGATGCTGGTGCAGAAGCGCCAGGAGTTCGGCATCGCCGCGATTACCGCGACCGCCGTCAGCGTGCGCCGGTCGGACAGCGTGCGCGGCTGCGAACCGACGATCTTCACCGACCTGCTGGAGGATTGTGACTGATGGTACAAAGCCAGGTCTTGGCGATGGTGCGCGGCGCGACCGAGCGCTTTCTGACACAGCGCTGCCTGCTGGAAGCGGAAACGACCAGCCAGGGCACGTATGGCGAACCGCTGCACGAGTGGGCGGTGGTGGCGGAAAACCTGCCCTGCCGCATCATCCTGCCGGGGCAGCGCTACGGCAGCGGGATTGCCGAGGCGGGCGGCGCGGAGACGATGAAGACCGAGTTCCGGCTGATTGTGCGGCGCGGGGTGGCGCTGGCGGCGGACCAGCGCGTGACGGTCGACGGCGTGACCTACCACGTCGTGCGCATCGAAACCGTGCTGACCGACGAAGCGTTTCACAGCGCGATCATCGTCAGGAGGGACTAGCGTGAGTGTACGCAAAGACACGCGGGTGCTCGATGCCCTGATCCGCAGCACGCCGGGACAGGTGGATGCGCTCGTGCGCGGGGCGGCGCAGGAGATGACCAATGAAATCGTCGAGAGCTTCGGCGCGTCCCCCAGCCCGCCCGGCGACCCGCCTGGCGTGGATACCGGGGCGCTGCGCGCGTCGATGCGCTGGGCATCCGTGGGGGAGGCGAGCGCGGTGATTCACGACGGCGTCGAATATGGGGTGCACCTGGAACTCGGCACGGAGCGGATGCCCGCCCGCCCGTTCGTCGCCCCGGTCTTCGAGCGCTGGCGGCGGGGTGCGTTTGCCCAGTTCGCGCGGGACTTCGGGATACTCCGCTGATGCCGACCCCGGCGCTGGCGGCGCTCTACGACGCGGTCTATGACCGGCTGGTCGGCGACGGCTCGGAAGACTGGGCGAACCGCGTCCACCCCGACCTGGCACCGAGCGGCACGGCACGCCCGCACGTGGTCTACGGCTTCGCGGCGGGCGGGGAGCTGAACGAGAGCGTGGCGCAGGATGCCGGAATTGTCCTGACCGTGAAAGCGCTCAGCCTGACGCTGGCGGAAGCCTTCACGCTGGCGGGGCGCATCAGCGAACTGCTGAACGACGCCGACAAGAGCCGCGCCAACGCCCTGAGCGGCGGGGCGGAGTGGTCGATCAGCCACTGCTCGCAGGAGCAGGCGCTGCACCTGGTCGAACTGGTCGACGGGCAGTGGGTCTACCACGAAGGCGCACGATACCGATTTCGGATGGAAAGGATCGCCTGATGGCACAGTTAGCGGAAAACAACATCTACCTCGCGTTCGACGCGGTGGTGGTGAGCAGCTTCTTTAAGGAATGCAACCCCAGCCCGTCGAATGCGACGCAGGACACGACGATGGGCGCGGGCGTCGACCACGTCCAGCGCAAGCCGGGACTGAACGACACGACCTTCACGGTCACGATCGGCTACGACGACACGGTCGTCTCGACCTACATTCAGAAGCTGCGCCCCGGCGCGACGGTCAGTTTCGAGTACGGACCGGAAGGCGCAGTCAGCGGCAAGCCGCGCCACGTCCAGAGCTGCATCGTCAGCGGCGCGCCGCACACGGTCAGCGTCAGCAAGACGCCGGTCGCGTTCCAGGTGACGCTGCAGGGCGCGGACGCGCCGAGCGTCGACATGTACGCCGGCGGGGTGTACAGCTAAGATGCTGACGCCCGACCGCACTGCCACTGTGATGCGCTTCGAAGTTGAAAACGGCGAAGCGATTGTGATCGACCGCGACCGCTTTTTGCACAAGGACACGAAAGCGGTCGCCATTCTGCAGATGAAGCTCCAGCGCGCCCAGCGCGACCTGGACGCTGAAGCCTATGAAGCCGCCTGGGACGCGATTGAGGCGCTGTTCGCCAAGCTGGTGGTCGAGCTGCCGGCATCATGGGCGGCGCGCGGCATCGACGTGCAGCAGCCGGGCTGGATGGGCGAGATGAGCGAGCCGGCGTTCCAGAACCTGATGGACACCATCAACCCGCCCGCGCCGGGGGAAAAAAAGACGGGTTAGGCTATGCACTGGTGCAGCAGCGTTTATTCCCGACCCAGGTGACGCTGGACCCGGACGAAGTCGAGCGCGTCAACCGGGTGCGGCTGGCGCTGCTGCTGCACAAGACCCCGGCGGAGATTGACGCGCTGCCGGAAGCCGACTACAACGACCTGATGCAGGTCATCTGGGCAGACAGCCAGAAGTAACCCGACCAACCGCGCTCAGCAGCGCGGTTTTCATTTCTCCCCCTCCTGTGAAGCGGCAGCGCGTTACTGCCCGCCCTTCCCGTTAGCCTGAAAGTGACGGGAAAAGGTGGGGTATGTCAGCACTCGAAGTCGCATCCCTGTTTGGCACATTGGACCTGCGCGATTCGGCGACCGGCGTCCTGCGGGCGTTCCGGGGCGACCTGGATGCGACCGAAGCGCGGCTGAACCGCATCGGCGGGGCGATGCAGGGGGTCGGGCTGGGCATCAGCGCGATCACTGCCCCGCTGGTGGCGTTTGGCGTCAGCGGCGTGCAGGTGGCGTCCGACTTTGAAAACGCGATGGCGGAGATTTCGGCGCGGGCGGGCATCGTCGGCGAGGATTTACAGCGCATCAGCGACTTCGCGCTGCAGATGGGCGCGGACACCAGCTTCAGCGCGCAGCAGGCGGCGGACGCCTTCCTGCAGCTGCTGACCAGCGGGCAGAGCGCGAGCGAGGCGATGGCGACGCTGCCGGCAGTGCTCGATGCGGCGGCGGCGAGCGGGGAAGACCTGGGCAGGACAGCCGACCTGGTGACCGACATCCTGGCGGCATTCGGGCTGCAGGTCGAGGACGCGGCGAGCGTGGTCGACGCGCTGGCACGGGCGGCGGGCGCGTCGAGCGCGGACATGGCATCGCTCGGTCAGGGCTTCAGCAACGTCGGACCGATTGCGCGGCAGTTCAACATCTCGGTCGAGCAGACGGCGGCGATTCTGGCGGTCTTTGCCGAAAACGGCATCAAGGGCGCGGAAGCGGGCACACAGCTGCGCTCGATGCTGACGGCGATGACCCGCGACACCGACGCGACCAAATCCGCCTGGGCGCGGTTGGGCACGTCGATGTATGACGCGACCGGGCAGGTGCGCCCGATCATCGACGTGCTCAATGACATCCGGCGCGGGCTGGACGGCATGACCGAAGAGCAGCGCATCGCCACGATTCAGGACCTGGCGGGGGCGTTCGGGCAGATGGGCTTGAGCGCCCTGACCAGCGCCGACTCACTGTCTGCCATGCTGGAGCTGATGGGCGGGTCGGCGAGCGCGGCGGAAGTGGCGGCGGCGCGCATGAACACGTTCAGTGGGCGGGTCGAGGCGCTGCGCGGGTCGATTGAGACGCTGCAAATTCGGGCGATGACCCCGCTGATGAACGCGATGAAGCCGTTTCTGGAACGGGCGACCGAGATTGTCAACCGGGTCAGTGAGTGGGTCGAAGCGAACCCCGACCTGACCGCCAGCATCATCCAGCTGGTGGGGGCGGTCGCCTCGCTCGGCGGTGGGCTGACGCTCGCCGGCACGGCGATCAAGCTGATGGCACCGGCGCTTGCCCTGCTGCTCGGTCCGGTCGGCATGGTGGCGGCGGGGATTGCCGCGACCGTCGTCGGCTTCGCGGCGTTCGCCAGCGTGCTGGGCGTCGACGTGCTGGGCGGGTTGGAAGTCGTCAGTTACCACCTGCAAAACTTCCTTGCTGACATCGGCGAAAACGGGCTGGGCGGGGCGCTGCGAAACTTCTTCACCGCTTTCGAGGATGGGTCGAGCCGGGTGGCGGGCATCCTGCAGGGCTTCGGCATGGGGCGCGAGCAGGCAGAGGCGTTTGCGAATGAAATCAACCGCATCGCCCAGCAGGTGATCCTGTTTGTCGAGGCGCTGCCGGCGAACCTGAGCCTGGTCGGCTTCTACTTCCAGTATTACTTCGGCATGATCTGGAGCCGCGTGCAGCCGGTGGTGCAGCCGCTGATCGACTGGCTGACCGGTGACGGCGAGGACAGCCTGCAAGGGGCGGTGACCAGCGTTGCCAACTGGATCGATGCCTACATCGTCAAGCCGCTGCAGGGCATCTGGCGGCTGGTCGAGCCGTATGTTCAGGACATCGTCGACTGGTTCAACAATGACGTGGCGCACGCGCTGCGCGCGGTCGAAAAGTGGATTTACGACAACATCACCCTGCCGCTGCAAAACCTGTGGGCGCAGGTGCAGCCGCACCTGGAGCCGATCATCACCTGGTTTGAGACGCGCTTCGCCGAACTGGAAGTGACGATTGCCCCCTTCTTCCGGCGCATCGAGGACTTCATCGACAACCTGCGGATCGCGCTGACGCTGCTCAACCTGCTGGGCGGTGGGACCGGGCTGCCGACGCCCGACCCGCGTTGGGGCGATGTGGTCGGCGAGATTGGTAACCCCGGTGGGGGCGGCTCCGGCAAGATTCTGCCGCCAGGGGGCAAGCCGAAGTTCCCGCCGCTGGTCGATGACTGGGGCAAGGTGATTAAGGCGGACGGCGGCAGCGCGGGCAGTCGCTCGGTCAGCGTCAATTCACTGGTGGTGAATGTGAACGGCGGCGATCCAGAAGAAGTGCGGATGGCGGTCTGGCAGGCGCTGGAAGATTTGGGGAGTGAAGGCTAAATGGGACTCGCACTGCCGCGCGGCATCCTGATCGCGCCCGGACACAACAACGTCGCCGGCTACCTGCCACTGCCGACCGAACCGCACTTCGCGGGCATCCAGTACCCGCGTGAGATTTACACGCCGACGACCGTCTACAACGACGGGCTGGCGTTTGCGGAGCTGGACTACCGGGCGCTCGACGCCCCGGAATATGTGCTGCTGCTGGCGCGGGCGGGGCTGACGACCGCGAAAGTGGCGAATGTGACGATCCGGCTGCCGGGACGCGACCGGGTGACGTTCACGGATTACAACGGGCAGGCGGTGCAGCCGAAGAACGGTGAAGACCAGCGCTGGGACGTGCTGCGCTACTACGACGTGCGGCTGCTGGTGCGCAAACTCACGGTGGTCGTCTAATGCCGAGTTGGAGCGACCACCCGCAGAGCGCCGAAGGCTGGCTCTGGATCATGAAGCCCCGGCGCGTGTTCGTCGCGCGCGTCAACCAGGCGACCACCAGCTACCCGACCGCACAGATCACCTTCGACAACGTGACGACCGGGGCGTACACCGATTTGCAGGTCGGGATGACCGTGCTGATCGGCACGTCGGAAGGCGCGTGGGATTTGGGGCGCAGCTACGTGCGCGCCGACAGCACGACCTACGAGGATGTGGCGACGTCGACGGTGCTCTACATCGGCTACAGTTCGCGCGGGCGGCGGGCGGGCGAAGTGGAGCTGCTCGACAACGCCTATGTGACGGTGCTCGATTTGTACGAGATGTGGGAGCGCCCGGCGAAGACCAACCCCTACCCCAACTCGGTCTCGATGGACTACGACCTGGGCAGCAGCGGCTTCATGCCACCCGTGCTGCACGTCGGCAATACGGGCGGGCTAGGCACGTTGGGGTTCGTCGACGGCGACGACGTGCTCGAACTGACCTTCGACGGCAGTGGCGCGTATACCGTGTCGCCGGACGCGCCGGACTGGTTCACCAACTCGAAGGAATACGACGTTGGCGACGGCACGATCACCAGCGGCACCAGCCTGGACGACGCGATCACGGTCGAGTTCCCGCCCGGCTACCGCTGGGTGACGCGCACCGGCTTCGACGAAATGGGCCGCGGGGCGATTCCCCGACGTTTCTGCGTGATGGCGCTGGAGGAGACGGGCGAAAACGCCCCGCTGGCGACTGCCTACAACATCGGCTGGACGCGCGCCGTCGACGGGCAGGTGCTGACCGCGCGGCTGAAGGAACGGCTCGACCCGGCGGACTACCCGCCGGGCACGGTGGTGATGCTGCTGGTCAAACAGCGCTTCAATGGGGTGGAAGACGCGCTGGGCGGCTGGGAGTGCAAGTTCGCGGGCTGGCTCGACGGCATCGAGGGCAGCAGCGCGGCGGGGCGCACCGACACCGAGCGCGACACAACGATCCGGGCGGTCGATGTGGCGGGACGGCTGAAGCAGATGCGGCGCGCGCCGAGCCGGATGGCGCGGGCGGCGTCGGCAGCGCACCCATATGAAATGGAATCGGCGACCCTGCCCCGCTACCTGTGGTGGGAGCTGGTCTGGCACACCTGGGCACCGGCGTTCAGCGACATCGCCCTCGATTTAACGAACGGCGACAACTACCCGTTCACACAGTGGTCGACCAGCGGCAATTCCTGCTATGCGCTCTGCGACAACCTGGCGCGGGCGTATGGGCGCCGGCTGACCTGTGACAGCCGGGGACGCCTGCAGGTGATTGTTGACCCGCTGCGCCAGGAGGAAGCCGACCGCACCGCAACCGTACAGGCGGCGATTACCGAAGCGGACTGGTCGACCGTGGAGCGCAGGCAGCAGCCGGAGCCGCCGGTCGGGTCGCTGAAGGGCACCACGGCGCTGGTCAGCACGACCAACGCGGCGGATGTGACGACGGCTGCCCCGGAGGTCGACGGCATCGCGCCGGGGCGCGTGCGCGGACGGGGCAGCGGCGAGGAGCGCCTGAGCGTGATGTCGCTGGCGCGCAACCCGCCCGAGTTCTACCGGCGGCTCGGGCAGGACTATGCCCGCCGCAACACCCACGAACACCTGCTGCGGCTGACGCTGGCACACGGCGCGGACGGCGGGATTGAGCCGGCGCTGCTGCAGTGGGTGACGGTGACTATCAGCGCGGACGCGGTCGACTGGCTGAGCGAGACGCTGAGCACGGAGCGCTGTTTGCCGAGCGAGGTGCAGTTCGCGCTCGACGACGCGGGCGGCTTCCTGACTCAACGGGTGACGGTTGAGCGCGAGACGTTTGGCACAATTGCGGAGGATGATCCGCGCCCGGTCGCGCCACCGCCGCGCGTGATTATCCGCGAACCGGTGCTGGGTCCCGTGCCCCCAGTCGTCAACCCGATCCCGATCTGGGGCGGCGTCGACCAACTGCCGGTCGCATTCTACAGCGCCGACGCCAACGGTCCGCATGTGGGGATGTCGTACAGCTTCGACCTGGGCACCGGCAGCTTTGTATGGCTCGACCGCTCGACCGGGTTAAGCGGAAATGGCATCTGGGACAGCGCGAACCCCTGGAATTATGACGAGTGGTTCCACCTGTCCGATGATGGGCTGTACCACCTGCCGAGCATGGAGTCGTTTACGAGCTGGACGCAGATCGCCGACAACGACGCGATCTTCGGCGACCCGGCGCAGTATGGCAACCAGCTCCTGCTGTCGCCCTACCTTGAAGACTGGATTCTGATCGCGGGCGGAAACAACGCGGTCGCGGTCTCGTTTGATAAGGGCAGCAGCTTCACGGTCGTCGGCGTCGGCGGGGCGGCAGGCGGCGCGGGCGGACCGAGCGCCTCGTCGATTAAAGTCGCGGTCGGGGAAGGGGTGCTCTACGCGGTCGTCGGCGTGCCGTTTTCGGGCGATTCGATTTACGAGTCGACCGACCACGGACTGAGCTGGTCGCTGGTGGCGACGGACCTGCAAACGGATAGCAACATTATCACCACCTACCAGCCGAATGTGCCCTACACGCGCCAGGATGGGAGCACGCTCAACATCCGGGACGGCAGCCAGCAAGTCTACATCGCGGGCGGAAGCGGCAATCGGGGCGGACTGAACCTCTCGGTCAATGATGGCGGGACGTGGTCGGTCGAGGAATTTATCAATGCCGGCGGCGGGGCAGCGCACGCGATGGGGTGCCTGGCAGGCTGGAGCCTGATGAGCTTCACCTTCCTGGGTGACGTGGTCTACTTCGCCACGCAGCGGGGCGTGGGGGTGACGATCGACGGTGGCGACAATGTCACTTACTACAACAGCCTGATGCCGAGCGCCAGCGACTACAGCATTAACCTCAACGGCTACGCGCTGCACAGCGGCTTGATCATCGCCTGGAACCGCGCGGGGACGTTTGGTTACGGCAAGTTCACGACCAACCTCGGCGGGACGTGGGTGAACATTAACGCCCCGTCCTTCTTCACAGACGTAGGCGGGCAGCGCTATTTCTCCAACATTCAAGGCGATCTGAGCGCGTTCACTTAAGGGAGCTAACGGGATGCCAAGCCGGGACGGGGCGCTTGCGGGGCTGCGCCGGTTTCTGCAGCGCGAAGACGAGGCAAAATTTGACTGGGGCTACCTGGGACGGGAGAACAGCGCCGGAACGTCCTATGAGTTCCACGTGCCGGAACAGCCTGGCTACGTGTACTGCCAGGTGCAGCGCGGTCTGGCGATTGAGCACACCGTCTGCGTGCCGCGCGTGGCGCTGAATCCCTACGTGCGCTGCAAGTTCAAGACCGTGCGCGGGGTGCTGGTCGCGTTCGAGTTCGATCCGCTCGATGGGGTCAGCCTCTACGGCACGGAGAGCGGCGGGCTGGACTTGCCGGCGTACCCGGTGCCGGAGTGGGGCGCGGTCGTCCCCCCGCCGACCTTTGGCGACCCAGTCATCAAGCTGATCAGCAGCGGGGTCGCCAGCGCGGGCGACGACCGCTTCCTGCTGCTGGCGGCAGAAAGCAGCACGACGGACGACTGCGACGGGCTGACCGGGCTGGCGGTGGGCGACGAGGCGTGGCTGTTTGCCGACGCGGGCGACACGATTACCCTGCGCCACAACAGCGGCAGCCCAACGGATAAGTTTCAGTTCTATAACGAAGAAGACATCGAGATCACCGAGCAAAAGGGCTTGCGGGTCGTCAAGCGGGCCAGCGGGGCGATCGTCAACAGTGCGGACCTGGGCGGCGGGGGCGGGGCGTTCACCGACCTGACCGACGTGCCGGCATCGTACAGCGGGCAGGCGCTGAAGCTGGCGCGGGTCAAATCTGCCGAAGACGGGCTGGAGTTCATCAACCCGGTCATCGTCGGTGGCAGCGGCAGTCTGGAGCGCATCACCGCCACACCGCTTTACGAAAACCTTGCGCCGACGAGCGGCAAGTATGACTTGTCGAACAGCGCGTTTGACGACTATGACCGCCTCGAACTGTTTCTGGAGAACGCCGAAAGCACGGTCAACGCGACGGCGGACAGTGGTCACATCGAGTTCGCTACGGGCGGCGGGGCGCTCGACACCACGGCGACCAACTACTACACGCAGAACATCGGCGGCAGCAACGGCGCCGCCGTGAACGCCGAGGCAAACAACCAGGTCGGCTTTATCGTCAGCGGGTCGTCCGCTTCGACGCCAGCGGGCTACGCTTCCAGCGTCAAGATCACGATCTTCAATCCGGGCGATACCAGCTTCCACAAGCGGGTGCTGGTTGAAATGGTCGTCGCGCGTGACAGCGCCAACATGGACGTGCGCTTCTACTCGTTCTTCTGGCGGAACACCGGGGCAATTGACCGGATCGGGCTGAAGATTTTCAACGACCCGACCAGCACATTCACCAGTACGACCCGCCTCAGTATCTACGGGTACAAGAAAGAGGTGATCGGCGGACTGGCGTTGAGCGACGCCAACGTGAGCAACCCGCCAACGGACGCAGAATTGACGAGTGCCTTTGGCGCTCAAAATGACGGCTTTCAGGGGGAAGTCGACGACGCTGGCGCGGGCACGACGGTTTGGCGCGTCAGTCGCAGAAACGGCGGCTGGCATTACTGGGCGACGACGAAGGCGACGTAATGCTTAATCCTGCGCTGCCAAAAACCGCATTAAGATCAAGGCGCTTGCTGGTTTACGAGAACGTCCTGCCCATGTCCGCGCTCTACGTCCGTTATCTCGTCCTCACCGCCGTCCTGCTGACTGCGTTCGGGCTGCGCCTCCACGGATTGACTGCGCCCGAACTGAACATTGACGAAACGTGGTCTTACGTCAACAGCTACTATCTCGCGCATCCGTCCGGCTACACGCTGACACAAATCCTGTCGCCGGAGCCAAACAATGCGCTGCACCTCCTGCTGACCAGCGTCCATCAGACGCTGTTCGACGGACGCTTTGCCGTGCGCTGGCTCTCGGTGCTGGCAGGCGTGCTCACCGTGGCGCTGGCAAGTCGCGCCGCCTTCCGACTCTATGGACGCCGGGCCGCGCTGATGACGGCGCTGCTTGTCGGACTTGCGTATGCCCCGGTCACGTTCTCGCAGATAGCGCGTCCGTATGCGCTGGCGACGCTGTTCGCCACGCTGTCGCTGGTGTTCTGGCTGGAAAAGCGCCCGCGCCTGAACATGCTGGCGGGGGTGTTGGTTGCGCTGACCCACGTCGCCGCCATGCCGATTGTGTTCGTGCAGGACATCCTGACGCTGGTGCAGGTGGTACGCGGACGGCGGGTGAATCGGCTCGATTGGATCATCCGGCGTGTGCCTGTCTACGGGGCGCTGGTGCTGCTGATTTACATGCAGTACCTGCGCCGCGACATCCATGTGATTAGCCGTGGACAGACGCTGCCAGCGGCGTCGGACTTCCTTTACCACGCACTGAACGTGCTCCACAACGGCTTTCCGGGCTGGTCGGTCGGCACAGTGCTGTTCATGGCAGGGGTCGCCGTGCCCCTGCTGCTGATCGCGGTTCGCCAGCGCCGACGATTACACGGGCTGGCACTCCCGCTCCTGTGGGTGGCGGTCAGCTATGCCATGCTGTGGGCAGGCGCGCGGTTCAGCGACGGCATGTTCAAATGGCTGCACCTGAGCGCGGTTGCTATTCCGCTGGCGCTGCTGTCTGCCGCTGTGCTGGCGCAAGCGTCGCGGCTCACGCTGGCGTGTGTGCTGACGGCGTTCACGTTGGCAAGCGTGGTCGGGCTGGCAGATTACTACCAGCACCCGTACCGCTATCCGAGTGATATGGTGGATGCAATCGCACGGTACCGCGACGGCGACGAGACGGTGTACATTCGCCAGCCGACACTGCTCTGGACGCTGCAACTCAACCGTCCCGACGCCGTCTATATCCAGCAGTACCCCATTGACGGCGTGGGAGCTGCCGACTTCCTGTTCGCGGAAATCAACACCTGGGCAAACGCCGCGCCGCCACCCGTTTGTGGTGAGCCGCTCTGGCGCGAACCCGCAGGGGTCAGCCTCCACCGCTGCCACTAACCCGCTAACGCCCCACCCCTCTCACAACCACAGAAGCGCGTAACTGCCCCCGATTCCTGCCATGCTGAAATAAGACAAGCAGGCAGAGTGAGGTGCAGGGATGACGCCGGATGAACTGACGACCGCGGTCAAAGCGTGGCTGGACGAATACGACCGGCGCGGTGTGACCATTGAACTGCTGGAAACCCAGAAAGCGCTGCTGCTCAAACAGGTGGATGAGCTGCGTGAGACCATTGCGCGGCTGGAATCCCCACCCCTGCCCCAGCCGGAACCCGCGCCGACGCCCCCGCAGCCCGTGAAACTTCGCTACGCCCCGCCGGTGCTGGTCGACCCGATTACCCGCGTCGTGACAGCGCCGGGCACGGTGAACCTCGACCCTGCGCGCGATTACCTCCTGGAGTGTCCGAACATCATCCCCGGCGCGCTGGCGATTGTCGGCGGCAGGAACGTCGTCGCCATCGGCGGGCACGTCCGCATTCCGCACCAGGGCGCGAACCCCAGCATCAACCAGCGGCGAGGCTTGCTAATCCGCGACACGCGCGGCGTCTTTCACGGCGAGGGCTGGCTGTTCGACGGCGAGGACATCAGCGAAGGCATCCAGATTGACGCGCCTGAGGCGACGGTGCAGCTCCAGAACATCCGCATCGACCACGTTCATGCGCGCGACCAGGTGACGTTCAAGGACAATCACCCCGACCTCGTGCAGACCTGGGGCAACGTGCGCGAACTGCGCATCGACCGCTTCACGGGCAGCACCGACTACCAGGGCTTCCTGTTCAAAGCGGACTTCAACGCCACCAACGGGCACGGCGCGGTCTTCCTGAGCCGCGTCAACATCGCCGCCGACCCGACCGGGCGCTACCTGCTGTGGGTGCATCCGAACGCCAATTCCGCGCCGGTGACGCTGGCGGACGTCTGGCTGGACGTGCATCCGAATCGCGCGGGCGGCTTAGGCAAGTCGGTCTGGACGGACGTCGACAACGCGACGGCTCCGGCGCTCATTGAAACGCTCGACGGGCGGCAGATTGCCCGCTGGGGTGAGCAGGCGCGCCCGCAGGTATTCGGCTACGTTACGGAAGGCACGCCACCGGAAGGCGACTTCGTGCCCGTCGGACTGGCAGGCGTCGGCTACGTCTCACCGGGCTACGTGTCGGAGTGAGTAGGTAATGGCATTACTCGGAACACTCGAAAACTAGCCAAAGGCAAACCATGCACACGAAAGTGCTTCTTTTCGCGTACCTGTTCGTCGCGCTCGTGTTGAGCGTCAACGTCGCGGCGGCGCGCCGCACGGAGACATTCACGCTTGGCGACGTGACGGGCGGCGGGTTCATCAAAGTGTGGGTGCGCGGCATGAGCAGCACGGACGCGGAACTGTTGCGGCAGATCGAAAACTGGCAGTTGGAACCCGCCTACCGCGACGAGTGGTATCACAACAGCCCATTCCCGCCGAACACGAAGGCGAAATACCGAATCACGCTGGATACCAGCGACGACAGCTATGGCAGCATCTACATTCTGGTTCACGAAATGCCCGGTCAACCCGATTTGTACTTCCCGGCAATCTTCACGCTTGAGGAGCTTGAGGACGGACATCCGGGGCATTGGGGCGCGACGGCGCGGGCGAACATCGACGCCTTGCTAGACGAACTGAGAGGGTAGCGCATGGCAATTTATTATGTCGGGAGCGGTGGCAGCGACAGCAATGACGGGCAAACCTACGCGACCCGCAAACTGACGCCCAACGGCGCTGAAGACATCCCGGTTGCGGCTGGCGATACGGTGGTACTTGCGCCCGGTGTCTACCGCGAAACGCTGACGACAGACGTGAGCGGCGTGAGTGGCAGCCCGATCACTTATGTCGGGGACGAGGGCGGCTTGCTCACTGACCGCGTCGGTGGCGCGGTGCGCTTTTCGGGCAGCAACGACGACCTGACGGCGGCGCGTTCCCCGAACGCCAGCGTACAGCACCACTACCGCACGTTTCGCGGCATTCGCTTCGAGGGCGCGACCAACAACGGCATTTCAGCAGGCGGCGTGATTGACCTGATTGTGGAGCAGTGTGTGTTCATGTCGCCTGCCAACGGGATCGTCGTCAACGGGGCGGCACAGCTGAACAATCGCATTCGTCAGTGTCTGTTCATCGGACAGCCACAAGCCAGCGTGCAGTTCAATAACTCGACCACGCTCAACGACGTTGGGCACGAATTGGAAAACTGCATCTTTATCCGCAGCGGCACAGGCGCTGCGCTTCGCGTCGACCGCGTGGGTGGTGTTATCGCTCGCAACTGCGAGTTCACCGGGGCGCAAGGCGTGCGCGTGCAAACCGCGCTGGCGGCGGGGCAGATTGTCGGTGTCTATAACAGCCTGTTCATCGGCTGCGGCGTGCAGGCGACCGTGACCGGGGAACTGGTCGAAGACTACAATGCGTTCTGGACGACCAACACGCCGCGCGTCAACGTCAACGCGGGCGCGAACTCGAATACCTATCTCCCGCTGTACAACACCCCACTCCTGACGCTGGGCGAACAGGGATTTATGTTCGGGGACTTTA